GTGAACAGCTGCTCACACCGGCCGCAGGCAACATTACGTTTACCGGCTACGCACCGACACTGCTACAGCCGCAGGCGCTCACACCGGCCGCAGGCAGCGTCACGTTTACGGGCTACGCGCCTACGCTGGCGCAGAGCGGCGGCAAGACAATCAGTGTTTCGTTCCTAGAAATCGAAGCCGGCGTGGCGCCTACCGGAACCGCGGTATCCCCAGCCGCAGGCAGCATAACCTTCACGGGGTACGCGCCCGCATTGGCGCAGACGGCTACGGGGGACACCCCCATCAATCCAGCCGCAGGCAGCATAACCTTCACCGGCTACGTCCCAACGATTCTGCGTGAACAGCTGCTCACACCGGCCGCAGGCAACATTACGTTTACCGGCTACGCACCGACACTGCTACAGCCGCAGGCGCTCACACCGGCCGCAGGCAGCATAACCTTCACTGGCTACGCACCGACACTGCTACAGCCGCAGGCGCTCACACCGGCCGCAGGCAGCATAACCTTCACTGGCTACGCGCCCGTCGTCGCTCAGTCCACGCTTGGGAACACGCAAATCGACCCAGCGGCGGGCTCGCTCACGTTCACGGGCTACGCGCCTGCGCTCGGACAGTCGCAAGGTGCAACGCTTGGTACGGGCTCGATAACTTTCGCCGGCTATGCCCCCGACATCACACAGCCGCAGGCGCTCACCCCGGCCGCGGGCGCCATCGCCTTCACCGGCTACGGCCCCGGCGTTGCCCAGACGCTGAACCAGTTTGTTGTGCCGGGCACCGGGGCTATTACCTTCGTCGGATACGCACCGGTGATCCTGCAGCCACAAGGGCTCACCACGGGCGTCGGGGCTCTGACAATCACGGGCCACGCCCCCACGGTTGCGCAGGAGGGTGGCGTCGTCATCTCTGCCCAGCGCGCGAACCTGATCTACGAACTGGCACTGCTGCACGGACTGGATGAGGCCAACCCACTGACCGACGGGCCCACATCCCGCTCCGCAGGTGCCTTGCTGCAGACATACACGGACAACGGTGCGTCGATGACGGTGACCACGCAGTCCAGCGAAATCCTGTCTGGCAGCGTGGGTGTCTGGATTGACCGGCTGGCAGCAATATACGGGCTCACCGTTCCTCTGGTCGTCACAGACACTGGCCGCACGGCCGGCGCGCTCACCCAGACCTTTGGAACTGTGGGGGACACCACCACAGTCACGACGGTATGACGCTCGACCTACGGTCGATAGCCCGGCAAGGCGTCGGGTTCGGCTACCGCGCGGTCGCCCACATCGGCTTCATTCCCCTGCAGGTAAACACGTGGGACACCGAACAAGGCGTAGCACGTAACTTAGCCAGAAACCTGTCTACGGCGCGCAGCGTCGACGCGGTAGCGAAGCCTTTGTCACACAGCGCAAGGGCCGGCGGCGGTCTGTGTGACACGGTCGGCAACGCATACGCCGCCCCCGCCCGTGTACGGAGCTATTCTGGATCGCGGACACCATTCACAACCTCGGAGATACACGCCAATGCTTTTGCTACGCCTATTCGATCGAGTCCTAGCCGTGCTGGATTTTCTAGCATTGCTGCTAGTGCTAACAGTTTTGTTCGTGTGCTTCCTGCTGGCTATAGTGCTGGCGGCGGCCGGACGGGCACTAGCGCCGGTGCTACTGTGGTTGTCTCGCCGTCACGCTCCACAGCGTCCACAGCAGCTAGAGTTATGGCCAGAGGAGTCCACAACCCGAGCGACGAAGAAATAAGTTTGTTGGTGACTATGTTGACACGTAGTAAATCTCGTGGTACAAACGCGGCACTGTATGAAAACACAAGGCGCTCGTAAGGACATGCGTAAAGGCGGCGGAGTAAAAGGCCCCGGCACGACTACGTCTGATTCCATACCCGCCAAGCTGTCGAAGAACGAGGTCGTGATCAACGCCAAGGCCGCCAAAAAATTCGGGGTAAGCAAACTGTTAAAGATCAACAACGCTGGTCTGACGCCAGCACAACGGAGAAAGTAATGGCTACAAAGAAACCAAACCCGTTCGAGAAATCTGCCAAAGACAAAGAAGTCAAAGGCAAGGGCAAGGAGGGCTCCAAGAAAGAGGAAGCCTTCGACAAGAAGCAGGGCATGCCCTTCAAAAAGGGCGGCAAAGTAAAATGCTAACCGCCCCCCGGGTGCACCTCGTTATCTTCCTGCTGTCATTACAGCTGCTGACGTACGACGGCATCTTCGGAGTGCTTATCCTGCAAATTTGTTTTGGAGCGCTATATGGCATCGTCAGACGACAAAATTACTTCCGACGCCAAGCGTGCTAGCACGCGTGGATTCGGCGGATACCTAGCTGACCGCGCGCTCGGGCGCGCTGACTTCGAGGACAAGAAGGCGCCCGCCACGAAGGCCGGCGCGCAGACGCTGGGCGGCGGGAACAAGGACAACAAAGACGCTCTTGAGGCCGCTGGTATGAAGCGCGGTGGTCTTGTCAAGCGTCCTGCCGCTAAAGCACCTGCAAAGAAGGCCGTGAAGCGTGGCCGATAAAGACAAAGAGCTGCTGCTGGCAGCCCTCCGCATCCGAAACACCCCCGAGCTAGGGGCCTTCAAGGAGTGGTTGGCTGATGAGCAGAAGCTCGCGCTTATCGCGCTGGTGAATGGCAAGGAAGACCGGGTTATGTACTGCGGTCAAGGTGCCTACATCGCGTTCAAGCGCATCATGGACTTGATTGAGAGCGCTCCCACCGCTCTCGACAAGAAAGCCCAGCCCGGACAGGGCAGGGACATTTTGTAAGTAGTAGACCACTATGAAATTGGAATACCCAAGGGACTCCAAAGACAGAGTTGGCACGAAAGGAACCTAACGTGGATATGACTGTACCGATGCAAGTTCAACGCGAACTAGACGCAGCCCAAACGCTGCATTCTGACCTCTATGGAGCCAAGGAGACGCCACCGGCTGACCCGCCCGCTGCTGAGGTAGTTGAGCCTGCGCCTGCAGTCACGCCAGAGCCCACGCCGGCTCCGGTTTCAGACCCCTTCGAGCAGAAGTACAAAGTCCTTCAAGGCAAATTTGACGCGGAAGTGCCACGTCTACATGCGCAATTGAAAGACCGCGATACCATGCTGCAACAGATGAGCGATCGTCTGGCTGCCCTTGAGAAGAAGCCTGAACCAGAGACCACGGCCGAAGCACTGGTGACTGAGAAAGATGCTGAAGATTTTGGCGCTGACCTTGTTGACATGGCCCGCCGCGCAGCGCGCGAGGAGTTCAAGTCAGAAAGCAAAGCACTGTTGACTGCGATTGACAAACGGTTCGAGGCACTTCAAGTGAACCTTGGCGCCATTCAGAAGCAGGTTGTGGAGTCGGAGTCCGACAAGTTCTGGGGCCGCGTGCAAGCGATGGTGCCAGACTGGGCCTCTGTAGACGCAGACCCTTCGTGGGTGGAGTTCCTCGATATGCGAATCCCCGGTACGCGCAAAACCCGCCGCCAAGAGGCTGCGGAAGCGATCGCTGCGGGAGACCCCGAGCCAATCAAAGAGCTGGTCGATCTGTGGAGGCCACCTGTGGCCGCCAACAAGCAGGCCGAGCAGAAGCAACAGAACCAGAAAGACTTGCAGCGTCAGGTTGCGCCGTCTACGGCGAAATCCAGCGCCCCCGCTCCCAATGCTGCCAACCGCCTATGGCTCGGCCCTGAGTATGAAGCTGCGTTCTCGCAGAAGACTGCTCAGACGCTCGCTCCTGATGCGCTGGCTACCCTTCAGGCAGAGGCCAACGCGGCCCTGAATGAAGGTCGAGTGCGCTGGTAATCGCTATGGCGGCCGTGTGAACTTTTATTTTTAACTTTGGAGTAAAACCTCATGGCTACTATTACCACATCGCCCGACCTGATCGGTCAAGGCGGTCCATTCGCGGGACAGCAAGTCTCGGGCACGTTCATCCCCACACTGTGGTCTTCGCAGCTCAACTGGAAGTTCTACAAAACTACCATGTTCAGCGAAATCGCCAACACCAAGTGGGAAGGCGAAATCAAGGGTCTTGGCGACAAGATCGTGATCAATCAGATTCCAACTCTGACTGTCAACACGTACGTTATCGGCGCTGGCCTGAACTACGAAGCACCCGCTCCCAGCACCATCACGCTGCAGATCGACCGTGCCAAGTATTTCGCGTTCCAAGTGAACGACGTGATCGACCATCAGTCGAAGCCCAATCTGATGGACATGTTCACCAATGACGCTTCGATGCAGTTGAAGATCGCCATTGACTCCAACGTGCTGTACAACACCTTCTCGTCGGCTCACGCCAGCAACAAGGGTGCTACCGCCGGTGTGAACTCTGGTTCGTACGCTCTGGGTACCGACGTGGCTCCTGTCGCGCTGACCGGTTCCAACATTCTGCAGCTGTTGACTTCGTTCTCCGGCGTGCTGGATGAGCAGAACGTGCCTGAGACAGAGCGCTACATCTGCGTTGACCCATACACACGCAACTTGCTGATGCAATCCAACTTGGCCCAAGCCCAGTTCATGGGTGACAGCCAGTCCATGGTGCGCACAGGCAAGATCGGGCGCATCGACCGCTTCGACGTGTATGTGACGAACAACTTGCCAAAGGCCATCGCCGGTACGAACACCCCGTATCTGTCTGGTGCTGGTGACGAGTCCTCGATCACTACCACTGGTGGCGCGAACTTGAAACGTCGCATCATCGTGGCCGGCCACAAGTCTGCCATCAGCTTTGCGTCGCAGATCACCAAGACTGAGACCGTGCGCAACCCATCCGACTTCGGCGACTATGTCCGCAGCTTGATGGTGTACGGCTTCACCGTTGTCAAACCCGAATCGCTGGCTTACGCCGTCGTTTCCTAATTAGCATAAGGAGCTAATACCATGTCTTTATTCTCTATGGACCAAGGAGCCGGTACCGCTACCGCCCTAGCTGGCGCGTATGTGGTCGGCAATGTCAACCCCCTGCTGAACACCCCGATGATTACTCAAGACTACACGGTGGTGACTGTGGCCGTCGCTCAAGATGCTGTCGTATTACCAACGGTTGCCGCTGGTAAGACGATCATCCTCAAGAACGCCGGCGCTACGGCCGGCAAGCTGTTCGCTGAGAACGGTGGCACTATCGACGGCACCGCAGGTGCTACAGGTGTTGCTTCTGCGATCACTGCATCAGTAGCCGTCATGTACGTCTGCACCGCGGTAATCCCCGGCACCACCGGCGGCGCTAGCCGCTGGGTCCGCGTCGGCGCCTTCGCAGCGTAATAGGAGCACTCCATGGCCCTGCAAAAGGAACTCATGGGGCAGGGTGGCATGTTTGTCACCCAAGCTCAGTCGATCAATGGCTCTCTGGCAACGGCGATTACCGCCTTTGCCACGGGCGGCCAAGCATCGGCAACTCAGCTGAACGCAGTCACCAACGTGATCAGCGTTTGCGCTACGGGGGCTGACTCTGTCAAGCTGCCCGTGGCGACCACTGGGGATGAAGTATTCATCCGCAACAACGGCGCTGCTTCGTGCAACGTGTTCCCTCAGACCGGCGGCAACCTCAACAACGCTGGCGCCAACACTGCGTTCGCGGTGGCCAACGCCAAGTCTGCAGTGTTCAAGTGCATCAGCGGCACCGCTGGCGACTGGATCGCAGTTCTATCTGCGTAATGCAACCGAATCGGGGCCCTTCGGGGCCCCTTTTTTACATCTGGAGTACCCATGACGACTATTTCCGTAGCTGCTTTGCTCGACAAAGCCCCTGAAGCGCAGTTCGTTGGCGGCGTAGTGCTGCTGCATGCTGACGGCGCAAACACTGAAATTGGCACTATACTGGCAGGAGACGAGGTTTCGTTGACCACCGCCGGTGAATCCCTGCTAGAATCCGTGGCAGCGCCCGAGAAGAAGACTCGCAAGCGCAAGGTTGAAGAAGCCCCGGCGGAAGTGCCCGCTGACCCTGCACCTGTGGAGCCCGCAGCACCATGACAACTGTAGCGTTCACCCAGTTCCTGCCTGACGTACTGCCGTACGTGATCGGGTGCCCGGAGCCTTTAGCGGTGAACGCTATCCGCAACGCCTGCATTGACTTCTGCGCCAGCACAATGTACTGGCAGGAAACGCAAGACCCAGTCAGTATCTCTGCAGCTGCTATGCCCTACGACTTCGACGCGCCCACGGGGGCCAACGTGATCCAGCCCATGGCGCTCACGGTCGGCGGGTTCACTATTTTGCCCAAGTCAGCCGACTGGCTGGACGCCAATATCTACAACTGGCGAGAGCAGACGGCCGATACGCCGTCATACTACTACCAGCCCAACGCGAACCAGTTCGTGCTTGTGCCTGCGCCCCTCGCCCCTGTGACTGTGACCGTGCGTGCGGCGTACGTGCCCCTGCGGGATGGCACGGTCATCGACACCACAGTCTACGAATACTACCTAGAGACCATCACTGCAGGCGCCCTCGCGCGCCTGTGCGCCGTGCCCGGTCAGACATGGTCTAACCCAGCGCTGGCCGAGATGAAGAAGCGCGAGTTCGCCTCCGGCGTCACATCTGCAACCATTGAAGCCAACAAGTCCTACGACCGCGCAGGCCTGCGCGTGCGCATGCGGCTGGGCTAGTCACAAGGAGACACTATGTCCATCACCGCGCAATCTATCGTCCGCCGCGTAGTCGATACGCTTCAAGACCCCACATCCATCCGCTGGCCGGTGGGCGAGCTTGCCCGCTACTTCAACGACGCCCAGCGCGAGGTGGTCCTTGCCCGCCCTGACGCCATGGTGACAAACGTGTCGCAGGCGCTGGTGGCTGGGACCAAACAGGCTATCCCCAGCACAGGCGCCAAGCTGATTGATGTGGTACGTAATACGGCTACCAAGAAAGCCATCCGCTTGTGCAATCGTGAAATTCTGGACGCGCAGATACCGGGTTGGCATGGGCTAACCGCTGTGGCTGAAGTCGTTCACTACATGTACGACCCGCGCGACCCCAAGGTGTTCTACGTATACCCACCGTCTAACGGCGCGTCCTCGGTCGACCTGATCCACTCACTCCTGCCGACGGACATCACAGAGCCCGGATCGGGCGACTACACAGCCATTACTGGCAATCTGTCTTTGCCTGACATTTACGGCAATACGGTACATGACTACATCGTGTACCGGGCCTATAACAAGGATGCCGAGTACGCTGCTAACGCCGCTCGTGCGCAGGCTTCGTACGCATCTTTTGCCACTGCTTTGGGCATTGAAATCAAAGCAACCCTCGCAGTTGCCCCGACATCACAGGGCAACCCCAACGTCACCAAGACACCCTAGGAGTAAGACATGGCGCTCAATACACAAATGGCCGACGCAACGGTCAATGCACAAGCCGCAACACTGGCAACGCTGTGCAACTCTGGACTGATCCGCGTCTATGACGGCACGCAGCCCGCAACGGCTGACACGGCAGTGGGCGCGCAAGTTCTGGGCGTCACGCTGACATTCGGCGCAACAGCGTTTCCAGCGGCTACATCTGGGGTATTGACCGCAAACGCGATCACGTCCGGCACGTCCGTCGCAGGCATTACCCCCACATGGGCACGTATCCTCAAGAGCGATGGAACCACGGTCGTGATGGATGTGTCCGCTGGCGCTTCTGGTGCCAACATGACCATCGGCGCGTTCACCTCTGGGACAGTGGTGAGTTGCTCTGCATTCACCCACGACGTACGCAACGCTACCTCCGGTGTCTAATCCATGTTGCTTAACAGCAGTGAACTCAATTCGCTTGAGCTTAACGGCTCTGGCGGAATCGACACTGCTGTTAGCGCAGGGCAGGCGCAAGGCGCGGCTGCTACAACAGGTTTAGCACTTAGCTCTACTGCAGCGTCTGGGCAGGCGCAAGGCGCGGCTGCTACAACAGGTTTAGCACTTAGCTCTACTGCAGCGGCAGGCCAAGCGCAAGGGGTGGCTGGTGTTACAACTGCACTGGCGCTTACAGCTACTGGGGTGGCATCTGGGCAAGCCCAGTCTAATAGCTCCGTTTTGGCTGGGCAGGGTACTGCTGCATCTGGCCAAGCGCAAGGCGCAGCAGCGACTACGGGCCTAGCACTTAGTTCTACTGCAGCGTCTGGTCAGGCGCAAGGCACGGCGGCTACAGCGTCGGCTACAGCGTCGGCTACAGCGGCATCAGGCCAAGCGCAAGGCGCGTCCTCCGCCACCGAACGGGCTGTATCGTCAACCGCAGCGACTGAGCAGTCGCAAGGTGTATCTGGTGCGTTTGGTATCGTTGCAGGATGCGCGTCTGGTCAGGCGCAAGGCGCATCGGCAACCGCCGGGGCGACAGCAACTTCTACAGTGGCATCAGGCCAAGCGCAAGGCGCGTCGGGCACCACATCTCGCGCATATACAGCCACCGTCGCTACTGGTCAGGCGCAAGGCGCTCAGGCTGCGTTCAATCTGCAGATTCAGTCTTTCATTGCCGCTGGGCAAGCACAGTCCCTCGCTGGGAGCTTTGGTCAAGCAGCAGGAGCGTCTGCCTACGTTTCCTACGTTGTCAAACAAGCAGCAGCATCACAGGTTCCTGTCAGCGACTACGCATCCTACGTGGCAGTTATGGCGAACACCTCATTCGTCCCAGTTGGGATGTACGTTTCCTACGTCCCGGTTCAGGACAAAACATCATACGTTCCTGCGGATAGCGCGGAATCCATAGTGGAGATATAGATGGACAAATACACCAAGCAACCCGCAGACATTCAAGACTACGACCTGAGTTTCGTGGACTGGCTGGCGGCACAGAGCGACACCGGGCAGTCAATTATCTCCACGGTTATTTCTGGACCGGACTCAGTAGCCACGATCACGTCTCCTGCTCCAACACTGAGCGCAGGGGTCATCAAGGTCTGGGTTACCGCCGGGACAGACGGCGCTTCCTACAAGATCACCGCCACGCTGCAGACCGTAGGTGGCCGGCGCAAGCAGCATGAAATCTTGGTGAAGGTGAAGGAAATCTAATGGCACGGGCGCAGTTCACCAACAACGCCACCAGCACGTTACTGGCTGGTATAAACACGGCTGTCACTTCGATGTCGGTGGCGTCTGGGCATGGCGCACGGTTCCCTGTCACTGGCACCAACTACTTCTATTGCACATTGGCGGAGGGTGCGCTGATTGAGATTGTCAAGGTAACGACCCGCGCCACAGACACATTCACTATCGTCCGCGCACAGGATGGGACTACTGCCCAGTCCTTCACTACAGCAGCAACGGTAAAGCTGAATCTCACAGCGGCGGGGCTGGCTGAGTTTATAACGACAGGTGATGTAGTTCTAGGGGTGAATGGTGGAACTGGGATCGCCAATACAGGTAAGACACTAACGCTGGGCGGAAACATAGTTACTACAGGGTCTGGAGCAGCTACCTTTGCCTTTAGTAACGCGCCCTTTACCTACACGTTCCCAGTAGCTACAGGAACGCTGGCGGATATTGCATCTGCACAGACGCTGACTACCAAGACAATCGCGCTGGGAAGCAATACGTTTTCTGGCACGATTGCTCAGTTCAACACAGCTTGTACGGATCAGGACTTCGCTACGTTGGCTGGTACTGAGACACTGACGAACAAGACAATTACAGGCACCCTAGAAACTAAAGTAGCAATGGGGGCAAATGACATTTCCCTGATTGCAGGTAACTTCTTTACCAAGACTATCTCTGGAGCAACTACGCTTACAGTATCCAGTGTCCCTGCTGCAGGAACTACAGTTAGTTTCATCCTTGATTTGACGAACGGCGGTAGTGCAACGGTTACTTGGTGGACAGGTATGAAGTGGGCTGGTGGAACTGCACCTACCCTAACCACTGCTGGTAGGGATGTGCTTGGGTTCTTTACCCATGATGGTGGCACTATTTGGTCTGGTTTGGTACTGGCTAAGGACATCAAGTAATGAGTTCTACCGACACCCTGATGGCCGCTGCGGGTAGTAGTGTTGCTCCTACCTATGTGGATGATGTATTTAGTGCCTATACCTATACACCAGCTGCTACATCCACAGAGACAAGAACCACTGGTATTGCACTTGCGTCTATACCCGCTGGGCAAGCTGTCTTTATAACCCCCGGAACGTCCACGTGGGTGTGCCCAGCGGGGGTAACCAGTGTGTGCGTAGTTGGTATTGGGGCCAGTGGCTTGGTTCAGTATGACCTTGCTGGCGCTATCTTCGGCGGCGGCGGCGGCGGGCTAGGCTGGAGAAATAATGTCGCCGTAACCCCCGGAACCAGCTACACCGTCGTTGTTCCTGCGTACGGCGGGACTGTTGCCGCGTCATTTAACGGCACAGACTATGGCTCCTCCGCGTCCTACGGCACAGGCGGCACATACTCAGGAACCGGTGGTGGGAACGGTGGGAACGCTGGGTACGCTGGTGGTGGCGCGGGCGGGTATAGCGGCGCGGGAGGTAGCCCGAGCGCCACTCCAGCGGGGGCTGGAGGAGCAGGAGGCGCGGGCGGAGTTTTTGCTACCGTTTTGTCGCCTACTGATACGTACCTTGAAATTGGCAATGGGGGTAACACGGGGCTATATGGACAGGGGACCAGCGGGGCTGCTGGAAGCAATGCTGCGGGGTTCCCAGACAATCGAGGGGGCACAGGTAGCGCATTAGGACCGTACGCAGTAGGAGGAGGAGGGACCGTATATCTTGTCCACCAAAACCCCAACACGGGCGCGTTATCGGGCGCCAATGTCTGGACAGGTGGAGATGGCGGAGTCCGTATCATCTGGGGGTATGGCCGCGCGTTTCCGTCTACCAATACCGGAGATGTAGCTACCGTAGCTTATGACTCTACTGTTGGTGGGATGGTTTGGACAAAGCGTCGTGATGGTGTGTTAGACCATTTCTTGAGTGACACAGTACGTGGTGCAGTAAATCTACTTTCGCCAAACGCGACATCCGCGAGTTCAGTTGGCACCCGAATTGAATCATTTACCCCTACAGGTTTTACTGGTACGGACAACGCCGGAGGTTCTTTTGTATCTTGGACATTCAAGAAAGCACCCAAGTTCTTTGATGTGGTGACTTTCACAGGTATAGGCACTTTCAATCACAGTCTGGGCAGTGTCCCCGGAATGATTATCTTCAAACGTACAGATGGCTTGGAGAATTGGCAGGTTTACCATAAAGATACAAGTAATGGCGTCCTGTATCTAAATACTACTGGTGCGTATTCTGCGGTAGGTTCAATTACAACTGCAACAAGCACTACATTCACATCAACTGCTTTTGCGAGTGCGGGATGGAACTATGTAGCCTACCTATTCGCCCACGACACAAGTGCAAATGGATTGATTCAGTGTGGGAGTTTTACTACTGATGCGAGTGGTAATGCTACGGTGAGTCTTGGCTGGGAGCCACAATATTTGTTATATAAGACCTCCTCAACGACAGGGAACTGGCAAATATCAGATACTGCCCGAGGGTTTACCGTAGGAAATACCTCAATAAACTTAAACCCAAATACTACTGCCGCTGAAGCAGCCGCGTATATGTTTGGCCCAACCGCAACTGGGTTTGGCAATACTGCGACTGGTCAATTTGCAGCAAGTACTACATACATCTACATGGCGATCCGTCGCCCTAACAAACCACCAACACTAGGTACACAGGTTTACAAAGCTATTGACCGCACTGGCACGAGCGCGGTTGCCACGGTTACGGGGGTTGGATTCGCCCCTGACGCATTGCTGTGCTGTATAAGAAGTGCTGCTGGCGGGAATGTACTTGCCACTATGTTGGTCGGTAGTGGACGTTCGCTGTTTACCCCTTCCACAGCGGCGGAGCAGGCAGACGCCGCAGGGATCACCGCTTTCGGCCCTGACGGCGTGTCGTTCGGGGCAGATGGGACATGGACCAGATTTAACTGGTCATACTCGTATGTAAACCACTTCTTCAAACGCGCCCCCGGGGTTTTTGATGTTGTTTGTTATACAGGGACAGGCTCTGCCATACCAACAATACCTCATGGGCTCGGTGTTGTGCCAGAACTAATGATTGTCAAGAGGAGAGCGCTTAATGACTGGGTGGTCTACGCTGCGCCGCTTGGAAACACGCAGTATTTGTACTTAGAAAGTACAAACGGACAACAAACTGGTGCGTTCTGGAACAACACAACCCCAACTACTACTTCTTTTTCTGTTGGCGGGGGGAGCTTAAGTAATACTGATGGGTATGTTGTCTACCTATTCGCCACCAAAGCAGGTATCTCCAAAGTGGGTAGCTACACAGGAGATGGTACTACCGGCCAAACCGTCAACTGTGGGTTCACCACAGGTGCGCGATTCATTCTGATTAAACGTACTAACACCACGGGGGACTGGTATGTCTGGAATTCAGTTCGCGGAATAGTAGCTGGGAACGACCCACACCTATCGCTAAACACGGCGTTGACGGAAGTAGCCACAGACGACAGCATTGATCCAGATACCAGCGGGTTTATCGTAAATCAGATCGCGGCTACCGATGTCAACGTAACTTCGGCAACCTATATCTACTTGGCTTTTGCGTAGCTATGAATTACATACACATCCCAACCAATTACTACCCGCTCAATGAGAGTCAGGTAAAGGCCAGAACACCAAACAACAGCTATGGTGAGTTCTTCTCACCTCCTGAAGGATATGCCTGTGTCTTCCCTGCCCCGCAAGGGGCTCTGGTAAGCCCAAATCCTTCGCGTTGGCAGGAAGACGCCCCGGTACTGACTGAAGTTGGTCACTACGAGCAGCGGTGGGTTGAAGTTGACATCTTCTCTGAGTACACGGATGCAGATGGTGTAGTCCATACTAAGGCTGAGCAGGAGGCCGCATACATCGCTGCCAACGAAGCTGCTGCATTGGCGCAAGCGCGTATCATAGCTAAGGCCCAACGTGAGGTTCAAGTCGCCGCTATCAAAGTCACCACCGCTGCTGGTAACCAGTTCGACGGTGATGAGACCAGCCAAGGCCGCATGGCCCGCGCCATCATCGCGCTGTCAACTGGGCTAGCACCGAGCGTGACTTGGGTGCTGGCAGACAACAGTGTCATCCAAGCAACCCCCGCAGAACTGACCGAAGCATTAGTGCTGGCCGGTCAGGCGCAAGCAGCGATCTGGGTGATCTGATGAACCGCGTCATCAACATCCTGTTCACCTTTGATTGCTTCATGTTCAGTCTAGCAACGCTGGGCAAAGCGTACCCGGGGGAGAGCTTCTCATCGGCTGCGTACCGGGGGGAGAAATACGGGATGTTCTACGGGCGCGCACGCAAGCCAATCGACAAGTTTTTTACTCTATTGGGGCAGGTAGACCACTGTAAAATAGCGTACGACCACGCAAAAGATAATTTACCAGAGGATATGCGATGACAGACCACACGGGTTACCCCCACGTTGAACGTCGAGCCAATCAGCAAATCCCTGCAGATGGGTGGCACCTTGATAAGAAAGTGCCGCTGTCGCTGATAGCGGCAATGATTGCCCAAGTCGTGGTCGTGACCATGTTCTTCGCAGACATTAAGCGGGACGTAGAGTTGCTCAAGGCTGACAACGTTGTGCTGCACCAGCGCGATTCTGCGCAGACTGTCGAGATGCGAGAGGCCATCAAGGTGCTACAAGAACAGAACCAGCGCATGGACGCCAAGCTGGATAGGTTGATCGAGCGGAGTAGCAAATGACCCAGCTATCTCCACACTTCACACTCGCTGAGATGATCTTCAGCGACACAGCTACTCGCATGGGCATTGACAACGATGCCCCATTGGACGTTGTGCAGAACCTGAAGCGCACTGCCAACGGTCTTGAACGCGTAAGGCAATTGCTCAATAACAACGCCATCCGTATCTCCAGCGGGTACAGGTGCAAACGCTTGAATGAGGCAGTGCATGGGCAACCTAATTCCCAGCACGTAACTGGGCAGGCTGTCGATTTTACGAGCCCCTACGGCCCCCCAACGCAGCTTGTACCGCTAATCAAGCGAAGCGGCATTGACTTTGACCAGTTGATCTGCGAGTTTCCGGGCAGCACGTCAGGCGGATGGGTTCATATCAGTTTCACTGACTCCCCCCGTGGACAAGTGCTGGTAATCGACAAGTTCGGCGTACGGGCCTTCGCATAATGCTCTCCGAAATCCAGCTCCCTGACATGCGGCTGTCCGCGGTTGAGGAGCTTGCTCTGTGCAGGATGTTGGACAAGCGCGAGAGCTATGTGGAGCAAGGAAGATTCAGAGATGCACACGGTCTTGGGACAGGTATCTGGATACTGTGGACAACGCTATTAGACAAGTACGAGCCAGCACGTAAAACTAACCTTGGAGAATTGACATGAACGACTTTTTGGCAGGTATAGCCCCCACGCTCGCTAGTGCGATTCTCGGCCCATTGGGCGGCGTCGCCGTCGCTGGTCTTGGCAAGATATTTGGCATCGAAGCCGCTACCACCGCGCAAGTCTCCAAGATTTTCCAAGACGGCAAGATGACGCCTGAACAGTTGAGCGCCATCAAGCAGTTGGAAATGAAGTACCAAGCCGATGAGAAAGAGCGCGGCTTCCGCTACGAAGAACTGATCTTCAAAAACACGAGCGACGCACGTGACATGCAGAAGCAGACGAAATCGTTCTTCCCTGCCACGCTCAGCACGTTTATTACTGCAGGGTTCTTCTCGATCCTGATTACCATGCTGGTGTGGGAATACAAGCCGACTGAGCCGCTGTTGATTATGTTGGGTGCTTTGGGAGCAGCCTTCGGCGCGGTGGTTAATTTTTGGCTGGGTAGCTCCCACGGCAGCCAAGCAAAGGATCGGCTGCTGGCTGAGACAAAATAATGGCCGTCATCAAACTTGAAACCTTCGGCGGAGAGGTGCCGATGCTGCAAGACCGCAGCATACCGGCCGGCTCCGCTCGCATCGCGCAGAACCTCTACCCGCGCACGGAGGACTTCATCCCGCTCACGGACGATCGCTCCATTGCGACGACCGTGCCGTCTGGGTCAATCAGCATCTACAAGCTGGCTCACACATCGACGGGCGGCGATACGTCCGAAGACGGCGGGTGGCTGTGGCAAGCCAGCACGTTCCTGAACTACGCGCGTGGGCAGGTGGATGATGACTTTACCGAGCGCACCTACATCTCCTACGAGAGCGGCCTCACGCAGCCGTACGCACAGAACGCGTTGAACGACAGCCGCCCACTGGGCATAGCGGCGCCAACGGTCGCCCCGGCGGTGTCAATAAGCGCGGTGTACCAGTTCTCCGTGGACGACGCGATGGCGGCGATCCCGCTGGTGAAAACTCAGATCGCTGACGCGATGAAGTCAGCGTTCGTAGTGCACGCTGATTTTGGCAACGCCATCCCCTACGTAACCCCTACGAGCACGACCATCGGCTGGCTGGCGCACGGGACTGCGGTCAGTGTCGGGGTGCTGCCAAGCACCAACGGGTATCAGTGGAACTTGTGTGTGCCTATGGTCGGCGGAGCCGTCAACCCGGGGTTTGCATACCTGCTGGACCCAGCGTTTAGTGGGGGGCAGATCGTCACCGGCGGGGTAACATACTACGCAGTTCCTATTCGCCTGATGGCCCCTGTGTATCTACCGTATGGCGCCACGATGTCTACGGCCTTGGCCGCGCTGAAGCGACCAGACAAGAACTCAGGGGGCACGTATGATGACCTGTTCCTCTCCGCCGAGATAACCAGCATCGTCGCGGCCTCCAATGCGTACTGGGGGTGGGATGCTGGCAGCCTTGGTGGCCCGGCAAAGACAGCCTATGACGCAGCCATGGTGGCCACCAAAGCCGTGCAACTGGCTATCGACAACTCAGCTGCTCCTCCAGTAGTTGTTACGACTGCATACACCTCTGCGAAGTCTACCTTCTATGGAGCAACCTACGCAGGGGCTGGAGCCAGCCTTAAAACGATACTGGCTTGGGAAGCAACTTGGTTCTGGGACACGGATGGTGCGGGGGCTGCAGCGGCAACACACTCCCGCTACTGGTGGCCCGGGCAGGAGACGACCTGCTTCAGCAACCTGACTACCGATATTGATTCCTGCATCACAACGACTAACGGGGTGGTATTTGACGCCATCAAGTTCCGGGGGTTGGTGCGCACCGACTTCCTGATCCTGATTAACCAAGCGAACGCTGTACAAAAAGCCATCTACATGGGCGAGATAGAGGCGGCGCTCGATGAGTCCATGGCTGGTTTCATCACCTTCTTTAGCGTCGCCAACATGAAGGCTCTGGGCGTTGGCCCTGCTTCTGATGACGCCAAAAAACAGGCGGTTCTAACTGCGATCTCGGATGCGAACACTGCGCTGATCAAGCTGCAGGCGCTGGACGAGGAGCTATTCCGCCAGCGGGAAACCGCCGCTGAAAATGCCTATAACCTTGGCCCTGCTGCCCGCATCAGTGCTGCTGCTGTGACCATCATCACGGACTCGCGCTACTACGTCTACACATACCTGACAGACTGGGGCTGGGAGTCCGCGCCTTCGCCGGTCAGTCAGTTGGTAGAGCCGGATCAGAATGACAAGGTCTGGATCACCTGCACACTGCCGCCCGGTGGCGATCACGTCCTAGGCGTGCGGCTGTATCGCTCAGTCTCCGGGTCATCCAGTTCTGCCTTCCAGCTGGTATACAACCTGTATGGCAGCACGGCCAATGTCGTCACAACCACCAGCGGGGCGTTCGACTATCTGGACATCATCCACACGACTGGTGGGTTTGTAGCCTATGAAGACGCCCCACCGCCAGCGCTCAACGCCGCCATCTTGGGCGAAGTGTGCCCAACGATTACGTGGCTTACGCCGCCGACCCTGAAAAAGAACGGGGCTACGGCGTACCTGCAGGGCATGACCAGCGGGGCCAACGGGGTCATGGGTGGCTTCATCGACAACATGGTGGCGTTCTGTGAGCCGTATGTTCCATACGCATGGCCCGTCGAGTACCAGCTGACGACCAAGTACACCATCACTGGCATGGGGGCCTTTGGCCAGACGTTCTTCATCGGCACCCGCGCGAACCCGTATCTGGCCTCCGGCTCAGACTCCGCGTCCATGTCGCTGATCGAGATGCCGAACCCACAGGCGTGTATAGCGCCGCGCACCATCGCGTCCACCGAGACCGGGGTTCTGTATGTGTCCCCGGACGGCATCTGCATGTGCGATCTGAGCGGTGTGCGGGTGCTAACCGGCGCCCTGTTCACCAAGAAGCAGTGGGAGGCGGTCTACGGCGCCACACCAGCCACGACTATGTTTGCTGCAGTCCACGACGGCGTGTATTACCTGTCGTACACGGGCGGTATGTACGCCCTAGACTTCGTGTCTGGCAAGCTGGTAGAGGTGACCGGCACGACCCCGACGGCGTTCCACTCCGACAAGATCACCGACACGCTGTACTGTGTTGTGGGCACCGCGATCAAGGCCATGTTTGGCGCGTCCACCAAGCGCACCGCGGTGTACAAGACCGGGGTCATCACACTGCCTAAGCAAGAGCCCATCGCGTGGCTGCAGGTGTTTAGCGATTTCGCCAGCACAGTTACGGTCAAGTGGTACGGCGACGGGGTTCTGCGTCAGACACACACGCCAACAACTACCGCGCCGCTGCGCCTGCCTGCTGGCCGGTATCTTGAGCACCAGATTGAAATCACATCCGCCGCCACAATAACATCGGTGGTATTTGCAGGGAGCACTCAGGAGCTTCAATCCGTATGATCGACACAGGTAAAGCCAAACTACCCGGACTACCAGCGGTATCGACGGGTAATGCTTCTCTTGACCGCTGGATTCAGGCGGTATCAGAGCGCCTTGAGGTGCGTGAGGGCACGCGCGGGAACAAGTTTGAGCAGGTGGTGACGTGGCGTGACCTCCAGAAGCTGGGCATCTCGGACCTAAGTTTCACCGGCGGCAATGGCGGCATGGGAATGGGCAACGGCGGTGGAGATGGTGTGCTGGTCCAGCAACCGAACGGCAGCTATAACGTGCTGAGCATTGACGAGTTCGGCGACAAGATTCGCAAGACCAAGCTGTACGCTGACTTACAACGGCGGCTGGATGACCCCACGCGGTTTGATGATCTGCCAGAAGCTGTGCGGGCTATCCTGAAGGTAAGCATCGCCGATGAAGCATCCAAGCGCGGTGCCGACATCCAGCGACTGGACTACAAGATTCAGAGCGAGGTTGAGAGCCTTGCGTACACAGTGCAGGAAGTCACGGCGTCTGTGGCTGGTGCCCATGCAGGTATCCGCGAACTTAGCTTCGCCAGTGCTACTCCTGATGCAGCTATGGCTGGTCGGGTTACGTCCATCGAGGCGCGGATCAACTCTGTGGCAATCGACGCCGCAGACATCGTCTCTACGATCTACGCTACTACCGGGGCGCTGCCCGCCGTAGGCGCAAAGGGCAAGTATTACCAAGTCGGATCAACTGCTCCATACGATCTATATCGGTGGACGGGTTCCGCATGGGTTCTGGCTGGGTCTGGTACGCATGCCGCCCTAGAAGAAACCATGATCGTGTCGGCTGACCGCATTCGCGGTGCTTCGGCTGAGTACATGGTAAAGGTAAACGCTGGCGCAGCAGTCGCAGGGTTTGGGCTCGCCGCCACAGAAGACCCCACGGGCGCCACAAGCTCTACCTTCCTCGTTCAAGCGGACCAGTTCGCGCTGACAACGCCATATACCTTCGCAACTGGAACAACACCCAGTGCGACGGTAATCTACCAGACATGGTACAACACGACCACGAAGCAGTCGTTTATCGCCACAGCTACTGGCACGGGAAGCTGGGCGCTGTTTACCCCACCAATCCCGTTCGGTGTAGACACTACCACGGGCACCACGTACATCAATGGAAGTCTGCGTGTTGGCAGCGGAGCGGGCGTAACGCTCGGGTCTATAACTTCTGGCAATAGTGCAGGTATCGCCTACGCATATAAACGCAGCGCAACGGACCTTATCGCGGGGTGGAACGCAACGACAAACGGCCCCGGCGCAGCGACATGGACGTTCTCCTCTGGCTCCATAACAACCCCATCGACAGATGCGCTGAGCAACGGATGGACAA